GGTGGATGATGGCATACACATAAAAAGGGTGGAAAGCTGAATACACACCTTGATTATTCAGTACATCCAAAACTTAACCTTCAACGTAAACTTAATATTATTATTTACATTAATCCTAATTGGAAAAAAGAGTGGGGTGGATCCCTTGGTTTTTGGGATAACGAATCTTCAGAAAAACCTGGTGATTTAGTTACTTCGGTTTGGAATAAATTTAACCGCGCGGTTATTTTTGACACTACTCAAAATAGCTGGCATGGATTACCAGATCCTCTTGAGTGTCCTGAAGAAGAATCTAGACAAAGTCTCGCAGCTTACTTTTTATGTGATCCCCCAGAAGATGTAGATACACGAGGTAAAGCTTTATTTGCTCCTACTAAAGAGCAACAGAACGATCCAGAAATTTTAGAATTAATTAAAAAAAGATCTAACTCAGCAACAGCTGCTAGTGTTTATAAGTAAGGAAATAATATGTCAAATAAAAACCCATTTGAAATCCGTGCAGAAATGCTTCAACTTGCTAAAGAGTATATGGATCAGCTACAGGATACTCAGTTTTCCATTGCAGCCAAGATGTTTGAAATAGGACAAATTCAACTTGAAGAATATCAAAAAATGACTGAAATGTATAGCGTAGAAGAATTAAAAGAAAAAGCAAAAGAAATGTATAGCTTTGTATCTACTAAAGATTAGTGACCTTCATAACCTGGAAACTCGCTTCCAGCCGGTGCTACGCCTGTACTAAAATAGTTACTAAAATCTGTTTTAGTTGTTGGCGCAATTGTATCACCTTGTACATAGTTATCGCCTTCTCTATATGTTATTACAGGTCCAGTATTTCTTGGGTTTATTATACCGGCATCTTCAAGTACATTCTTAAGCTCCTTACGGATCATAAATGTTACCCCGCCGTCACGTCTAAATCCCTGAGCAAAATCTGATAAACCAAGTTGGTCTTGAGTTCCGTAATTCATATATCCAGCCATTAATTCAGCATTGCCCATTGCCCGAGCTCTTTTTAGCATAGCTTCATTAGACACAGCTTCTATTCTAGCAAAATAGTTAGTTCTATCTCGGTTATATGTGTCATATCCATAATCACTACGGCCATTTTCAAATCTTCTCATAAATTCGTAGTAATCTGCATCACTCATAGATCCTCGTGGCGCTACATCGTATTGAGCACGACCTGATTTCTGAAGTATGTAATTATCTAATTCTTGCTGAGCTGCTCGTAAATCTCTTTCAGCCTGATCTGTTGCAAATGCAGTTTGCCCTCCACCTTTCTTAAGATTTGTATAATCTGTATACAGATCAGTAACCCGAGCTCTTAAATCAGCTTCTTCATTTCTTTCGAGAGCTAGATCAACAGCTCCTTGCGCTTCTTTAGATAAACTAGCATAAATTCTTTCTCTTTCAGACTGCGCCAATGTTGACATATCCATTATAAGTTTTTTGAAATCTTCTGCATTTTCCACATATAAAGCTTCTGCTGCAGCCAACTCCATGTCCATTTGTGCTTGGTTTTTCTTTTTTCTATCGTTCCACCATTCATAAGCTTTAAAACCTAAAGTAACTGTTGCGCCTAATACTGCACCAACCATAGCACCTCCAGGACCAAACATCATACCAATCGACGCACCTTTAAGCGCTCCTTCAGCAACATCAATGCCTGCTTTAGCAAGATCACCTTTTGTTAAACTACCAATTTTTTCTTTAGACCAATCTTGTCCATCAATATTCTCTTTCAGCGCGTCACTAGCATATCCAACGCCGGTTAGCATTAATCCAAGTGCGCCAAAACGAACAAATGAACCTATTTTTAATTTTCTGGAATTGCTTTTTTCGTCTCCGCCACCAGTTACTGCAGCAGCCAATCCAGCTGCTGTCATGAAACCAGCTGTTGCGACACCTTCGGTAGTCATATTACTCATTATAGATCCTAATGGATCATTTAAAAAGTTTGTAAATGATACTACTTTGTTTTTAAGAGTGAGAGCAAGCAACTTCATATTTGCTCCCATTTCCGTCCAGTTTACGTCATCGAAGAATTTAGTAAAAGCGCCATCGGTTCTTTCATCTATAAATCCTCGCATAAATTCAAAGCCGAGAACGCCAGCACCAACAACAAGTGCTCCTTTTACGAGAATATTTCTCAACGTTCCAAGAATACCACCTAAGATACCGCCGAGGGATTTTCTTTCTTCAGTGCTGGTGCTTGATTTGCCTTTGCCTTTGCCTTCTGGTGTTTCAGATGCAGTAGGTGGATCAACTGCCACTTCACTCAATTGCTTATCTCTTTGAATGTTTTGTTCTATTTCTAAAGATTGGCGAAGCATATCGGTTTGAAACATCAACTCATTATTAATAGATTTAAACAAGCCTTGAAATTTATCAAGCTTAATGTTCATTGATTTAATAGAGTTAGTTCCAGTATTGCGGATAAGTTGTCCTTCCGCTTTAAGCCTATCAACGATAGCTTGTGTTTGTTCTGAATAAGCTTCGGCCATTACTTACATTCCGTTCTTTTGTTGTTGTTCTCTTTGTTCTTCTAAATGTTGTACTAACATACCAAAGTAAATGTCACGTTCATAAGGAATTAAATTTTCTATTTCTGTTATACTATATTTATGATGCTGTACCATGGAAAAAACAACTTGGTACCAATGACCTAAGCTGTTATGGGACAGCGCTAGATAAAAAAACTTCGCATACCCTCAATAACAAATGTCTTTTCTTCATCATTCGTATTAGTATATTTCAATTCCTGTCTTAACCTTGGCATCGTCTCAAAAAACGTCTGAATTTGTTTAATTACGTCAGCAGACATGTCGTCCATAAATGAATCAATTTCTTCCTGTGTGTAGTCTGTAAACTTATGCACTTCGTCTTCTGAAGCTATTGAGTCTAAACATGAAACCATAATAAAATAATCTGCTAAAGGATCATTTGGAGCATAATCAAACATTTTAATAAATTCATTTATTGTTGGATACTTTAAAAATAAAACATATTCATCGTTTATTCTGATTTTATTAGTGTGTTCATCATTCTTTTTAATTTTTATTGCGTCAATATCCAGCTCTAATTGCACTTCTTCTTCGGTGTCTGGATCTTTAATAGTAAAAGCAGCAGTGTTTTCTACAGATTTTCCTCTTAAGTTTATCAAAATATATTCTGCATCAAACATCGCTAAATCTTCAATGTTTCCATCAATTAAGCAATTATTAATAATTTGTTTAGCTGCTAACATTTCCTGACGGGGATCTGCTGCTTCTTGCGCAACTAAAAGTATTTTTTCTTCTTTGACCGTAAATGGTCTGTATTTAATTTTTTCGCCTGTTGATGGTAATGTTAAATCAAAAATAGGTAAATCAATTTTAGGTAGTGCCATAATTTAAATCCTCATAAGTTAAAAAAGTTTCCAATCGTATTAAATGCGTTTCCTATGCCGTTCAATCTGTTTAAAGCGTCTTGTGTGCTAACGGGCGTATTACTTATATCTAATGCTTGGTTGATAGTACCAATTGAATTAAGCATTGATAGCAAACCGTTGCCTCTTCCTAAATCACCAACGGGGTTTCCTCGTTTTTCGCCAGAGTATTGAATTCTGTCGTATTCAAAACCAACAGTCATACCTGCAACACCTTCGGCGTCCCAAGCTAGATCCACGTCACCTACCGCAATAGGAAACGCGTTATCCAATACAACTTCATAGAATGAATTAGGCCTATTCGTAGAATAATGCCTCATAGTCATACGGCAAGCGTATTCGTCTTTATAGCCTATTTCATACGGCATCTGATCTCCTATTGCTGAGAAATCACCACCGGATGTGCTATAGTTAACTACTCTTTGCATCCATAGATGGAAGAATTGTTTGATTTCATGATCTGAGTCGAGCATGAAATTACATGATACTTGATCATGGTTTAAACCTCGCACAAATGTTTTAGGTTTTTGTGCAACACCTTGATATACTGCAACGTCAGCTTGCATTCCTGGCATCGCTGCTGCATTACAGAAGAAAGTTAAATCTCGACTTGTGACTCTATTGCCACCTTGGACATTCGTAAAAATAACTTCAAATAAGTTTTTGTGGGACGGTCCACCATACTTATCAAAAGTTGATTTGAATTCGCTAATTTTAAATGACATTTATCTTCCCTGCAATATCTTTCTCGAGTCGTTATAGACTTGTTTACGTGATGCGCCAACAAATTTAGCGGTTGGTAAGAATAAAGCAATATCCCATTCTGTTGGATTAATATAAATCAATTTAGATCGCACTTGATTATTTAAATAATGTTTTACTGTAGGCTTAAATAAATTAAATCTGCTCGCTCCATTAAGTATGTCATAAGATATTTTCAGTTTTGTTGACTCATTATAATTTTTATTTGTTGCTGTCTGATATAATTGATCCATCAAACGAGCTCTCAGAGTTGGCGGTAAATAATGCATGTTTAATCCAAGGAACCCGCCCTTTGCAGTATTTATTGGAAAAATCAAAGGAAACCTATCATAATAAGGTAAAGTCTTCTTATGCTTAGGATCGTACGAAAACATATACATATGTCCTAATCTAAACGTACTTTCAAGGTTTTCATTTTTTGTTTGTGTTAAAAGTTTTCTTTCAGTTACCTTTGAACTTGTAACATTAGTTGCAGCGTTCCTATACCAATCTCGGGCTGCTTGAGTACGAGCTGGAACCTGCCCTGCTCTAATACCACTTAACAAAATGTCGTCGAATACTTTTGCCATTTACTTTATCCCTAAATCGTGTTCTGTCATTACCATAAATTGCCAGCCGCGATCAGCACAATAGTTTCGTGCGGCTTTCCATTTTGCTTCATTAATACCCCAAGTTTTAACCTCGTTCAAATATCTTCGAGAAACTCTTCCTTTGGCAGTATTTTTATTCTTAATATCCGGTGGTCTTGCTTGTGCCGCAGGTTTTATTTCAATCATCATAGTTTTGTTTTTTCCATCAGGTTCTTTTTTGCAAACTATAACATCCGGAAAATATCTATGCCTTCTTCCATCAATAGGCGAAGTGTATGGTACTATTACCTCTTCACTTTGCCACCATAATACATGAGGATGCTTATCTAAGGTACTGAAAAATTTTAGTTCCCACGAAGATCTATAAATAATCTTGCTTGCATCACCTTTGTACTTTCCGGGATTTTTTGGTCTAAACCTTCCCTTATAAGCCACTATTCACCTCTTATTTTCAATATAAATAAACATACCAGTATTTATTAAAAAAAGGCAAGTCGATGGCGCAAACAACAGAAGGACAAATGGAAGGCATCAGAAGAGCTTCTATTACAAACAAGAGCGGTCCAATACTAAAATCATTCCCATCTAGACCTCTTACCCATAGTATGGTACTGGGTTTTAAAAAATACGATTATACGGCACTAGGCGAATATGGAATACTTGACCCGAAGTCTAGTGTGTTTGCAGACGAAAACCGTGTCAACATAAAAAGTGAAGATTATGTTCAGTTACCATTTCCAACACAGCTTACTGATAGTAATAATTTAGACATAGGTCCTTTTGAAAGAGATCTGTTCGCAGCTACTATA